GAAATCGAAGCTTCTTCCATACAATCACTTAAGTTCTTTCTAATTTCGGCTGGTTTAGTCCCGGCTAGTGCATCATAGGTTACTGCAAACTGACCAAGTTTTTTACTTGTATTTCCAAATCCAGTCGATGATGATATTGCGGCATTTAAAGCCATTGTACCCGCCGCACATGTTACCCATCGATAGAGCGGTTCTGGTACATCTGTATAACTACATCCGAAGTCATTGGTGCCAATAAGAAATCTTGTAATAGCCTGATGAGACGCTTTATGAATCATACGATTAATAGTATCATCAGGAATATTATCTATAAGAGGTCCCACTGTTAATCTAACAGATTCCATTGTAGACCAAAGAGGACAATATTCAGATGTAAAAGTAAATTCATAATCAGATAGCATATAATTGGTGCCGGATGCATAAAGTCCAGAACAATCTATTGTAACTGTATATTCACTATTATATTCTAACCAAGTGGGCACAACACCAGAAATTTGTGGAGGTACAAGATAAACCCAATCTGAACCGGATGGTTGGACTAAGAAATATCCACCACCAGCACCATATCTACCATACATTCTGGAAGACCAAGCAGTATAAGAACCATCATCAGTTCCAAAACGAACACTATACCAGAACGTATTAGCACCAGAATAACTAACTTGTGTTATCCAACTTGGAAAACTACCAATATCAGTTCCTGAAGCAACAACTGTTAAAGCTGTCGTTTCGCTACTAGCTTGACCTACCTCGTAGAAAGATAAGTTATAATTAACAGGTCTTGTAAATGTAAGTGTTACAGCCATCTTATCCTAAAACTTTCTTGGATGTTAAAGAAATATGGTCGTATAAATTAACCCCACTTGGAATTACTCCAGTGAATCTTATACCAATATAGGGGAGAGAAAGTGAAACGTTAGATTCAAAATCTTCTGGAATGGTTTCAATTACTTCAAGTGCGGCTCCGCTGGGATCAGCACCAATGACACCAGAAGTACTATCTTCTGTAATACCACTTGGAACAATAGCGTCAACACCACCTATTAATCCAGAATAGACTCCTGTACCAGTGGTAAAATACCACACGCTATCATCAATTAGATAATCATTAGTATCTTTGGCTTTTAATCCTGTAGACGCCAAAACAGCGTATTCTGTATTTCTTTTAAAACCATTAGTCGTCATGAAGACGATAACAGCATTATTTAGTCCACCAGAAATACCACGAACTTCTACAGATCCATCTACTGGATCGTATGTGTTTTTCTCATTAACTGTGAAGTTGTAATATGTAGCGGTTCCAGATGAAATAGGCACAGAAAACTGTGCCCACACCATGTCATTAATATATACACCAGACGCGTATTCTGCAGGATACCGATCAACTATATATAGTTTTGCCATTATTTACTCGATCTTTATAATCTCACTAACTTTGGATGTAATTTTAGATACTCCACCAACATCTGAATCTTTCATGCGAGAACGAATCGCTTCAACTATCATTTTACGAGGACCCGCTGTGAGGTTTCTACCTTCGCATTCAGCCTCGTATATTTTCTCGAGCATGGGATAAGATTTGTATCTCTTTAGTTCGATTAGAAAATCCCCATACTTCATCTTAAGAATAGTGGCGATCTTTTCATCGTCAGGAGACGAATATCGTGAACCACTATCTTGAGTTGCATCATTAACTCTACGATGTTGTGGTGGAATGCGTTCTTTATATTCAGTAGGATGTTTGGGATCGTAGATCTTTAGGATTCCAAGACGTAATCCTTTTTCGACTCTTGAAAGATCGCGACCCTCTGGAATAACACAAGTTGGTTGAATTTCATCTTCGCGAATGTAACCAAATTCTTTAGCGATTTTATCCTTTTGCAATTCTGCATTTGAAGCAAGACGATAGAAACCTCTATATAGTGAGATCCCACTTAAATCATCAACCCATTGTTCACCGACAATTAATTCAACTACGTCACCTGGTTTAGCCAGGCGTTTTTCTCTAGACGCAGTTTCCTTTTCAATTTTCTCAACCATTCAAAACCTCCGTTATTTAAAGAACAAAAAAGGCAGGAGGAGAAAATCCTCCCCCTGCCACATTAGAATCACTCTTAGTACGCAGTAGCAGGATTGAGATTGCCAAGAGTAACATTGTTCGCGTTTTCGAACACGTAGTTCTTCGCAATTGCGACATTTCTCGCAAGAACGACAGACTTACCTTGTTCGAGAGCAGCAAAACCATATCTCTCTTTAATCTTCAGTGCTCTGATATCACGAGCCGGGTCGTCGAATTCCTCTGTCGACACAGGATCGCGGGTAACTAACACACCGCAACGGCTGGAATCAACCATTGTGATTGTAGTACGACCACTATAAGGTGTCGCAGCCGCAGTAGCAGGAGGAGTGTAAACCACGTATGGTGTTACAAGGACCTGCAGAGGACCAGGAAGGAACTTAGGAGCAATGTTCATTGTTGCACCAAGAGCATTGAGTGTATTTACCCAAGCAGATGCACCAAGTTTACCAGATGTACCAACTGCTATAGGATCAACAGTTGTTGCACCAGTAGCCTGTGTTCTCAGACCATATCCATTATGGGATGTTCCCCAACCAGAAGTAGTCGAGCCAGCGGGCATCTGACGTGTAGCAACTGTAGCACCATTCAGAACCTGTTCTCTCATCTCAGGATCTGACATAAAACAACGCCATGCAAGAGGATGCATGAGAACTGTGTCGGGAGTAAAACCCCTCATCAGCAATTCAGCATACATGTCCCAGATGTTCTCGGGTGTCATGGAACCGTTACCGGCACCAGTGATATCGCGACCACTTGTTGAGCCATACATAGCATTAGCAGGAGTTGTGTTATTGAAAATATCAATACCAAACTCATTAATTTTTCTCATCGCATACTGTTCTTTGTGACGAGCAAGAGCACGACCTGCAGCACGGAGCCAGAGTCCGATAACGTCGAACTGATTATCACTAATCATTTCATCAGTCACGCGAATCATAAGACCGTGTTTTGAAACGGTTACGGCGACCATGTCACCACCGTCCATTTGCATATCATTCTCTTTGTATTCGCCACCTTCAGCTACTTCAGATGCTGTTAAGGCACCTAGAGCACCGATCTGAACTCTGGAACCACGTTCGAGACGTACTTCCTGGAACAGATTAGGAACGATTACTAGGTTTGGTTCGAGGGCTTCACGTACAACTTGTTCTACAACCTGAGGAATAAAACGAGCTACGTCTGGAGAAGTTACTAAGTCGCTAACAGTTACGACACTGTCTTCGCCTTGGATCTCTCCATTATTTGTGAAAGCATCATACACTCTCGCATAGGCTTTCTTCTCTTTTTCATCTTTAAACTGTCTCATTTATTTATTCCTCCTTAGTTGATGTGCAACTGAATACGAGCCATACCGAAACGACCCGATTTAACGTAGTCGACGATAGAACTAATAGCAGGAGCAGATCCTGTAGCAGCTGTCAGATAGTTATAGGCAAAGATGAATAACCAGTAAGGTAGTCCACCAGTGTCAGTACCCGCCATCTGTGAACCTTCATAGGTATCAACATATTGTAACAGATCCTTTGGGAATCTTGTGTCTAATGTTATTAGGCGACCAACTGTTTGAATTGTTGGATTAGCAGCACCAGAAACACCAGCAACATCACTTAATACTGCATTCGTGTGTTCAATAACGTAGTTACCACGAATATCAGGTGCAATAGTACAACCTGTACGAGCATACGTGCCAGAAGGAATAGTAAGGAACGTCATATTGCGAAGTGCACTAATAGATGCTACGTCATCAGCGTGATCAAAAGCCGATAAGCCTTTATTGAATGTAGTTCCACCAAAACCCTCACGGATGAAAGGCACTGTTACATAGAAGTCAGACAGTGTTCCCCATTTATCCCATTGCTGGTAGTTTAGGTTCTTACCACGAATATCCTGATAGATATCGTACATAGCAACGCCGATAGGAATGTTTCCAGAACAACCTGGACCAGCGACGTCATCGCCGTCTGCGGCAAGAACGTTTCCAGCTCTATATGTTCCAGCTGTTACGTCATTCGCTGTATACTCATAGAGATTCGCAGTCGTACGATCCTGACCACCATTAGCTGGAACCAGAAGACTACAAACACTTTCATTGTAACCCCAGAAATCTGAATCCATGTTAGCTGTTACAACAGTACCAGCACGGTTAGAGAAAACTGGAATCGAACCACTCGCATGTGGATTTGCAAGAATACCAGATGTGGCAGCAGCAGTAGCCTCCATCGCACCTACGTAATCTCCGTATCCAATAGCGGATACGATTTTGCCCTTTGGAATCACCACAAAGTCTTCAGTTGCAATATCTTGGAATTGTACTGGAAGGTACTTCCAAGGATAAAACACTTCGGCCAATCTCTGACCTTCAGACTGTTCAAAATTATAACGAAGTTTTGACTTCGCATATTTCGACGGGGCGGCTCTCAGGCTTTGAGCTCTTAGACCTTGATTTGTAAAAGTTAAATCAGCCATTAGAAAATCCTCCCTTAATTTTTGAAGATAATGTCTTTAACAGTCTCTTTACGAGACTTGCCAACTATAGGTGCTATCTTCGTAGCATCTTCAGTTGCAGTTTCTATTTTATCAGGAGTAGATACTAAAGTATCAGTTGCCTTAACTTCTACAACTACTTCCTTAGATAGATCTGCTACGGCGTCTTTAAGGCTTTCATCAGTACGTTTCGCAAGTTCAGCCTTGAAGACTTCTACTTCCTTATCGTCCTTTAGAGCCATTACATCTTTTTTCTGCAGATTCTTCCGCAGATCAAAAACGCGATCAACAAGACCCTTGTGAATTTCTGTTTTCATTGCTGTTACAGAATCTTCAAGTTTCTTAATTGTCTCTTTGTTTGATGCTAACTCTGAATCCTTAGACTTCACACCTGTTTCTAACGTCGCAACTTTTTCAGATAAAGCTGACATGCCAACGAGTTGATCTTTTAAAGGTTGTGTTGCCTTTTGAATTTCGGAGTCGATATGCTGTTTGACCGCATCGGTTTCAAGAGCATCTTTCAATGTAATTGCCATTGAATCTCCTTCTGTTATTAAAGTATCTTTACTACTATCGCAACCCATTGCCTTAGCCTTACGATTGACACAGTTAAGTATTTTAGTCTTGTCTCCAGGACCTTTATACTTACCAATCAATCTTCTAGCTGCGGTTACGTGGGAACAATCCGAGACGGGAAATGATTTATTTGGACCACAGAATGAGGATGGTTTCATTGTTTTTCTGGTTTTAGTGGATAATACCTTATCTTCTTCAGATAATTCACTATCTATCTCAATCATCAACCAATGAGCTAGAGCTAGATCATCTTCTGTATAATCTTCCCAAGTTTCACATTCTTCTGTATTATCAACAAAAGTGAACTTTGGAACTTGTACAGAGTCTTGAACTGCCATAGTAACTTCCTTTTCTTCGAATCTTTCAGTTTCGGCGTACTCGTCCGCTGGTGCGTTCACGTACGATACTTCCTTATACTTAAGACCGCCCAAATACCAAAAGCATTTCTTACCGTCGTATTTCTTTCCCCTCTCATGTTCACACAAACCATTTTTAGCAATATCATGATTGCATATTGAGCAAACAGCAGTGCGAGCATCAGTTGAAATCGAAACCGTATTGTATCTTTTATCTCTAATCTTTGTTACAGCTTCAGCATCTGTAATTTCTGCTTCAAGCTGAATATATCCGCGAGGTTTATTTCCCTTAGAATCTTTTAGTTGAATATATTTTGCCGAAAGTACTCTTCCAATAGCATCCTTTTTTATTTCGTGATGTGCAAGAACAGGTTTTTGAAAAGGATCCGTCCAAGTAGAAACAGCATTAGCCATATCTTCTTCAAGATACCAGGTGTTATTACAGTTTACAAACCCCGCGTCAGTGGCTCGAATAATAGCTATGTTTTTCTTTGTCATTGTTAATAATAGTATACTTTATTTAACTATCTGAATTCAAGTCACTTATAGTATCTTCAACATCATCTACGTAATAACCTTCAATTCGAACACTTAAAGTAGAAAATAAAGAACTGATTCTAACTGTAAGATCATCAACATGTTTCATGTCTTGAATCTTGCTAAATCTATCATATAACTCATCCAAAGTCCTTATAGCTGTTCCATATAAAGCTTCTTTATCTTCTAATGTTGATTCAGCTTTCTTTTTTTCAATAATGGATTTTGAGTTCTCAAAATTGTATTTTCTAATACCAGTTAACTTAGTTAGGAGTGGAACGTCTTCCTTTACAGCATCTATACAGGAATCTATAAGATCATTTTTTGTATCTTTAAAGATATCAAGAAGTTGTTCTACTTCATCATTCTTTGGAATTCTAGGTTTAGCTCCAAGTTGTCCGTGCTGGTTAGTCGGTCTTTCTTTGGCAGCTCCAACTTTATTTGGACGATGTACTTTGGAAGCACCTGAAAGTGACTTAGTTACTACTGGTTTTGCTTGTCCGGCAATTATTGCCGTCTCCTGGGCAAGTTTTGCCTTAATCATTTCCAGAGGTTTTAAAATTAACTCAAAATAATCCTTATCTCTCTCACCATCTTGCATAGGTTCCATGCCAAATTCTTTTCTCATTTCATCTTCATTGACAGCATGTTGAGTATACATTTGAGCATAATGATTCTCTTTGGCTCGTTGTTCCTCGGTATCAATGGGCGGGAATAGAATACCAACCTTATTATCTTCATTAATATAACTCGTATCAAAACCACCTTCAGCAAGTAACTCCTTAATCATGAATTCATCAACGTTCATTTTAAAGACCTGTTGAAACATACCACAACTATTAACTAGGTGTTTATCAAGGACTATAGCCGTACCTTTATTAGAAGTAGAATTTCCTTGAATTGTTACTTTACCTTCTCTCCTAGTTAAAAATAAATGGTTTGGTACATTAAAACAATATATATAACCATGATAATATTCTCTATATAAATCTTTTCTTTTTACATGTCTAAAAATCGAATTTCGGTTACTTATAAAAATCCTATAAATATATCCTATTCCTTTTTTATCTTCATTATGATAATATTTTTTCTTTTTTGCTGTACGCCCAACTAAAATAGATAATTCTTGTATATCATCTGCTAACTGTTCTGATGTAGTATAATAAGTACTATGCGAACTTCCTTTTTTCTTACATCTTGTTCCATCACCATCAATTGCGGCTTCTAAAAACATATTAATAATTTCATCAGATTCATTTTTTAAAAATTTAGGTGCTTTTTTATTATAACAACCTTTACCACATTCATTTAATAAATAAATATATAATGATTTATGATAGATACTTATATTAGTACAACCACCCTTATCAATAGATTTAGAATAGTTTATACTTAATTTTTCTAAACACTCTATCATTTTTTGTAAGATATCTTCTTTTTTCTGAGTTAAAATTATTCTGAATTTATGATTAGATGTTTCTAAAGAACCTTCTGATACAAAGTAACCTAAAAATTCAGAAAAATATTTTTTATTAAATATTAATGGTTGAAATTTTAATTGTTTAGTATTCTTACATGTATAAGGAATGTTATTAATAGTTATAAATTCATTTATATCAGAATTAATCTTTCCTTCAGTTTTTTCTAAAAAGGAAAAATTTTCTGGTCCATGACCTATTAATTCTTCTGCTTTTATTTTCTTCCATGTATTAATTTTAGGATCATTACATATCCACATTTCATGATTAGGTGTTACCTTAAAATTAACGTGTTTAGTATTCATGCAAACCATTTCACCTGTATATCTTGCAACAAAACGTTCATTTGGAATATGATATTCTATTTTTCTCGATATGGGATTACATGTGGCTATTCTATCAGTTAAACCTATTTCATTAATTTTTTTCCATCCATGTTCAGTTAAAGTTTCTGTTTTTTCATCATGACAACCTTCACCCATACCAACACCAGACATACCAAGACCAGAAAGAACTCTGTTCTTATAGTAATCAAGGTAAGTACTAACATCAATAGCACTTCCTTCTAATCCGATAGCTTTAATCTCATGTCTTTCAGGAGTTACAACACAACCATTTGGAGGCATTCTCTCAACTGTTTGTTTTACTGATACGATTTCATCTGGTTGAGCTGGTCTATTTTCTGTTCCCACTATATATTGAAAGAGTGGAATTGTATGTTGGAAGATAAGAAGTTCAACGTTCTGTTCTATTCTACGTAAAGCCCTAATATCATCAAGCACCGGCCAAACCATAGGGGTGCCAACTCGAAGTCCTGGTTTTCTCGAATGGACCATATGAATCATATTCCAAGGTCTCCAGATCTTCCATTCTCTAGAACCAGGAATACATTGTTTATAACCTATCGGATCGCCATTTTCTTTTACAGCTAACTGCATAGAAACAGAATCTTCAATGAAGTATCCAGCAACTGGTGTTAACAACTGTCCCGTAAAAGTTCTACGTTCTTTTCCGCCGGATGCTTTCATATTTCGCACTTTGGAAACATAAACATTAGAATACTCAACTAGTTGATAACTAATATCTCTAAATAATTGATCTGTCGGGTTCGCGGTAACTTCACCAATTTGTTCAAATCTCTTTCGAACATAAGCTACAGCATTAGGATTTTTACCATAGAAACTATAACCAGCTTTCCAAATAAGCTCAACGTACTTCTCAACAGCTCTGCGAAAATAACTATCTGTATCTAAACAATTGGCAATAACAGAGAGATTATACTCTGGTGGAGTATACATTTCCTCGCCATTTTTACTGGATAGAGATGGATTGTATACCATACCAGCATGAACAGCTTTAGTAGACACGGGCGTTGGATTAGGATTACCAGTGGCTTTAGTATTAGTTACTAATGAAAGAGTTGCTTTATCCTGTTCATATATATCTTGCACAGGTACACTAAAGAAACCCTTAATTCGCGACAAGATCGAATTAGTCATATTATATTATGTCCCAATCTGCCACTAATCTAGCGATTTCTTCGAGACGTGTTGGATTAACCGTTCTCGCACAATCTCCAATTGCCATACTTATTCCATCCGTGCCTGCTGTCCCAGCTCCCTGATTGTCTGGAGAACCAGCCGCACGTCCAACATTAACGTCTGACACCAGTTTAGCTGATGTTAGTACTTGTGTGGCAAATGCTTGGCTTTCACCTAGTGGTCCAGTAATGAAAGCCATTATTTCTCTATCTGTTGGATATACTATATTATTTCCTATTGGTTTTTTACCTTGGATCTGATCTACAAGTCCAGAGTAATTTGTTGGTCCCATCCCGACCGTCTTCTCACTATTCATTCCATCATCACTTAATTCTGGTGTTTTACTAAAATCTGCTTCAATACACAACTCGAGATTCAACATCGAATCTCTGAGTTTTTCTAATAAGGCAATTAACTTATCAAGAGCTGCGAGATCCATCATTTTATTCTTAGCTGATTGATCGAATCCATATTGCATATTTTGGGCGAATCCAATCATATAAGCATCCACAAACTGTTCTATATATTTAAAAAGACCATCTGGTCCTGTCATCCAATCTGCTAAAAGTCGCAGTAACTTCTCAAAAGGTATACACTGTCTTATTTCTTCGCGAACATACTTCTTAGTAATCTCCATCATCTTAGTATAGATCTTATCTTCTAACATTTGCTGTAACGCAGTTAGAAGAGCCATAAGAGCACCAATACTGGCCTTACTCATAGATAAACCTAAATCAAGATTTAAAGCAAAGTTGAAATTTAGATCCTGATTTAAAAAATTACGTATGATCTTTAAAATTGCGATCATTTTATCAAAGAAATCTCTAGTTCCTGTTAACTCACTAAACTTTGCGTTTCCTGTAAAGTACTTCTTAACTATCTTATTATATGTGGCACCAAAACTTCCAGCGTCAGGTTCATACAAACCTGTTTCATTACCTATTTTCTTTCCTGTCGCAAGAGCTAATGCCGCAAGAGTTTTTATCAAACAACAGAGTGTTCTAGGATCATGCCACCATTCATTTAAAATATCACCAAGATCCCCCATTACTTTTCTAAAATGTGTTGCGAAAACATTATTTACACCACCCAGAAAACTATTAACATCCGGAAGATTTAAAGGTTTATTAGCCTTATCTTTCAAACTCTTTATTCTTTTTTCAATCCAAGGAGACTCTGTTATAATCTTAGTAACATCATCAATTGCCGCTCTAACATATCGATCAGCTGTATCAACAACAGGAGCTATAGATCCACTTTGACCAAAAACAGACGCAACTCCACTAGCAAAATCATTTCTACTTCTACTAAACGACGCTCCAATATCTCTGCCAAGAGCGTCAGTAATTCTTACAGGTATATCGGTAAATTGTCCGATAGGACTGGTTGGGGCTGTTTTTAGATTATACGCTGCTTGCAATTCGTTTAATTCATTCTTACGTTGATTTTCGAATTCAATAGCCGCTATATTCCTAACTTTTTGTATCCATTGATAGTCTGAACGTTTTCCAATATTAAGGGCATTTCCAGCTACACCAACTCCTGGAACAAGTGCAAATTGGTCATCAGGAAGAGCATTATCATATGCTCTCTTTTGAGCTCTATCGTAAGAACCAAGTTGATCTCTACCTAGAGCTTCTAAATAATCAACTTTACGCTCTATAGCGTCTTCAGATTCTTGTCTCTTACTTTCATCAAAGGAATCAGCCATATTATTTAAATATTGAATTTCTTAAAGCTAGTGCATCTGGATTTAGATATCTGGCTCGAAAAAATCCTCTACTCCTTGTATTATCCATTAAAAGTTGAGCACCTTCAGAATTATCAATTGAATAGAAAGCATATTTCATTGCTTCCTGTTGTTCTCTGGCATTATCCACCATTTGTTTAATTATTATGGCTTGTTTATTAAACATTAATTCACCGCTTCTTGATTAACTCTATTAAGTATCGCTTGAGCATTTTCAAAACAATCCATAGATATGAATCCGGCTGGAGTTGGTTCGACTTCCATATCCTGTTTCAATCCAGTATCTGATATATATATTTCTTCTATATCTGACATATTTGGTATATGATGTTTGGGTAGCATAGCTAACCAAATACATATCTCAAGAAAGATAGTACTTATCGCCACTGGTATCGCCGTAATTATATCTATAATAAACTTAAGTGCCGTATAGATAGGCTTAAAAATTCTCCCAACAAGAGGATATTTTTTAACTTTCATCCATTTAATTAAACCTAAAAATTCAACTCTTGCCTTAATAAAATAAAAAACAGTCTTTGGAACTAGACCAAGAAATCCAACAAGTATAGATAGAATAAATCCACTTTTAATTGCGGGAATACTCTTATCTTTATAATTATCAGTGGCTGTAAAGAACGAACGAAAATCAACCCAAACAGCACAAGCATTTTCATTCCAAGGTTCTGTTGGTATGGCTGCGGGATCTTTTTTAATCTCATATGATTGAATACCATTAATTGCTTTTAGATTGTATGGAAGAATACCTGTCCTTCCTTGCCATTGTAACTGACTGACAATCTTTGGTCTATCCAGCATTATGGTATTAGGCATACTTTCTGACTTAGCTAATCCTCTTGCTAATGCGTCTGCTTGAAGACCAAATTCTTTTCTTTGTGCTGTTGTATATTTTGGTTCTTTTCCAACTAAGGATATATCAAAACTTTGAACTCTTAACTTCTGAATATCTTCATTAATAGCATCGATACTTTGTTTTCTAGCGTCGTCATCTGGAATACCTGGTTTTACTTCTGGTTTTCCCCATAACAAATCCCAAAACAACACAAGTAAAGCCCACTTCTTTTGATTCTCTCTGGCTTTCTTTTCAATTTCACTTGGTGTTTCAGTATTGACATCTGAATCGGTGCCAAGAGTTGCATCTATATCAGCATCTAAATTTTGAATAGTTTGGAACCTATCTGGGTCGAAATTTTTACAATCGAATACCACATTACCTTTTCTCTTGATAAATTTATCTGTAAAGGTGAGTTGTACCGGATCATAACCATATGCTATCCATGGAGCTATCCTAAGGAGTTCCTTGGCTTTTTTATAACATTCCCAAGTAACAGTGATACTTCCACATAAACTGGACGCGGCTTCAGCCAACTCGGGAACAGTAAGAGCAAAATCTTTCATCTGTTCATCGATAGCCGCATCTAGCATATCTAGAAGAATATCATTCTCTAGAAGATTCGCGGCAGTAAGATCTCTCTGTAGTCCTAAATTACGAACTTGGTCTTCATCAGTATACTCATAAGGCGTAGTAATATCACTCTGAACTCTATCGGGAGTATATCTAACTTTACCACCGTATCGTGAAAATACATTTTCAGCCATCTGTTAATCCTATATTAAAAATTAGTCCGGGTTGGAGCGTTTATTTTATTCCAGGATGATCTCAATGGTTGTCCGGTAAATGGAGTCGATGTAGTCGGAGACGTTTTATATAAGTCTTCGTAATCCATATGACCACCACGACTATCCGAATGATACTTCTCAGTACCAAATGCAGGTTGTCTCTTAGGAACACCCATTTCTTGCAACTTATCTTTCTTCAATGATGTAGTTCTGTCTTGGACTTCACTAAGTCCACGCATAAGAAGAGTAGGTTTATTAGATATAGCTATCTGACTGGTGTGTGCCAGTCGTATTAAGGTACTATATTCCATCTGAAATGCTAGAAGAGAAAGCATGAAAGCATCTAGAATATGATCGTTGTCTTCGGAATATCTTGGTATTCCTAAAGTACTAATTTTCTCAATTCTATATTCTCTCATTTGACCAATCAATTTTACTTTTTCATCTTCAATATCAGGAAGAATTAATTCTCCTCTTTCGAGACAAGTTACAGCATTATTTACTGTAAAAGGTTTCATCGCCTTATCCACTTCTTCTTTAGAATAAGGATCAAAAATAGATATCTTACTGGCAAAATCTATTGCAACTAGTTTACGATTCATATCAGATTCAGGAAATTTCTTACCGTATAATTTTAACTCTTCGATATTCGTATTATGTAGAACTACTCCATTGCCACAAAAACTGTGTTCGTTATCGACTTTAATATCAACAAGACCGGAACAAGATTCAATTTTTTCTAATTTTCTTATGGGGACTAAAAAATAATTATCAATTTCTATATATTTGTTTCTAGTTTTTCTTTCCGTATTTTTTAAAGGTAATTTGGTAAAATTATTGAATTTTTTCATTATTTCAAAGGTTCCGAATATTTGAAGTAACCATTGATCATTATGTTCTTTACTTCTTTTCCCTAAAAAATTAATAGATGGAAGAATTCCATTATCTATTAATATTTGTCTTAATTGAAATATTAATGATGAACTAGTTAAACTAATACAATATCCAATTTTATTCTTAACCTTACTACCATCTCCTAATATTATCGAATTAAAAAATACACCTAATGATTTCGGATGTTTCATAAATTCAGGATGAATGAATTTATTATAACAATATTTACCACCAAGAGTCTCAAAAATAATAGAAATTAATTTTGAACTAATAACAATTCGTCTAACTTCTTTTTTTATATATTCAGATAAAAAAGAGTATCCAAAAATGTTAGAAATTGATTTTTTTAAACTATTAATCTCTTCAGTGTGATTTCCAACTTTTTGAGATATTTCAATACTATTAGTATTACAATTACCTTCAGACAAAAACCAACCATAAATTCGTTGGAAATCTTCAGATAATATATCGATATATCTGGGAAGTTTTATTATTTCCGGTAAAACATTAAGAGCGTTTTTATTTTTCTTATATATCCTCATTTGATGTTCTGTTAACTTTAACTTATTTCTTAGTTTACTACGAATTCTGGTTATCATAATTTTAGAAGTGGAACATATTTTACTTAATTCATAAGCACTTAAATAATTTCGATCTTTTATTTTATATGATGAACTTAACCATATATTCATTTTATCGTGCTTTAATCCTTGTACATTTTTTAATAATTGATAAAGATCAATAATATCACTTGTTTTATTTTCCAGGTTTTTTGTCTTACTAATCGCTATAAAATCTTTTTTTATATCTATTTCAGAACACTGCCTCCAAACTAAATTTCCCTCATTAATATTTTTATCTTTAAATCTATTAGAACTTCTATAAGTTAAAAAAGGATGACAAAAACTTGCAGTTGTTGCTAAACATTTAGATGGAATTAATTTATATGAGTCTTTAATATCTTTTCTAGTTATTGTATCCAAAACTCTTTCAAATGTTCCATTTTTCGTCATAACTAAATCGCCGATGATTATATTTGAAATTGGTTTAACCCCTCTATTTGTATATATCAATGTATCCGGGGCAACACAAGTTCCAAAACCATTATCAACATATATATGATCTATCTTGAATTTCTTCGTTAGTTCTATAATTCTATGTATTGATTCTAATTGCGTCATTTCTTCCATTGACACAGATTCACGATAAAACACTCTATATTTTTTAATAACTGTTGATGTTTGTTTTATCGTTTTTCCATTATCATCTTCTATAACATAATTAACATTAGTTGATACTCGGCAATATTCTGTAATAACTATTTGAGTTCCAACCTTTGTGCCATTCCAATCAACACCCATCGAATATAGATTATCCTCATTCTGTTCAGCCCCACAGAACCATTTAAAACCCATAGAATCGGCTACTTCGCTATCAGGATCATATTTCACTAAAGCCGCGTCGATGTATTTGTGTTTAAAAACCCCTTGAGATTCTTCACCAAAAACGGCCATATACTCTCTAATAAAAACATCTTCGGGATACATATTTCTAAATACGTATTCTTGCGATTCATGCAGAGGTAATCCTAGTTTTTTTGCTTGTTCTATAGATGTCCATTCAGGACTTGAAGATGATGGAAAATAAAATTCCTGGAACCCTAAATTTTTATTTGTACACGCATTATAAAAGAATTCTCGTCTACCAGTTGGTGTAGATGATATAGTTAGAGTTGTGTTTTTATTTGTGGCGGTAATAGCCATAATAGATTGGATTGCTTCTTCACCCATGTAATCAATCTCATCCATTATTAAATGATCAGCAGATGAACCTCTAATAGATCCACCCTTATTTCCAGTAGAAGAACCAGCAGTTAATCCCATTATTCTGGCACCATTTTTAAATTCAATAAGATAGGGATTTTGTCCCATTCTAATTATAGAACTCTCAAGAAGTTTATTACCTTTAATTAATTTCTGAAAACCATCTTTCCATAAGTTTCTGGTCTGAATTTTATAAGGTGTGCAAATAAGAACTCTGGTATTTTCAGTTATAAAAGCTTTGTATAAAGATTCAATACACAAACAAATACTTTTCCCTGATCTTCGACCTAATCTTAGTACCTTCTTTTTACTTTTGCATTCTAATATATCTTTTTGATATGATCTCAATTGTAATGATTTACCTGGTTTTTCGGGATCATATAAATATGTTTCAGCCCAAAGAGAAGGACTTTGTTGTATCTCTAATTGTTGTATCTCATCAGGGGTAAAACCCTTAATTAATAAATCTTTTTTCTCTTTAGCTTTCATACTTATATTATACTTTCTTAAGTATTTGAATTCAAATACTTTAAACTACCAGGTGCTATCGACATGTTGCATTCCAGCTTCATTTCCAAAACCAGGACTTCCATTATAACCTTTACCTATAGCTGAAAGTGCACGTTGTCTTTCTGTTCCAGACCGCCCACTATAGAAACCAACGCCAACTTTTCCGCCAAATTCCATCTTTCTATTTATTATGTTACTCATAGTTTTTTCTAATCTCTCAGCTGTAGATGCCATGGCATTAACAGCTAATCCTCCAACCGCTGTACCTATATCAAATGCTATTGAAGCCGCTCCAGCCCATGACGCAAATTTTCCAACTCTCGCTATTTTTCTCACAATATTACGTTTGGTAATATTTTTCATTCCTTTTTTAATTATTATATTGGTTTCTTTATTTATTTGTTCTTGAGCGGCAAACCAATGTTCTTGTGGAGTACCACCAAGACCTTTTCTCCATATTTTATTTGCCCTCTTACGAATCAATTCTTCATTTGGTGTAACACGAAAATGCAAAGGACCATTGGTCTCTATAAATTTTGTACTTTCTATAACACCACCGCCTAAAAATCTACCAATAGCACCTAATGATCCTTCTGATCTACCAAATAAACCATATTTTGAAAATTGTTGAGCTTTATCTGGACTAAATATACCGATAGCGTGTTGAATTAGTTTGGCAGGTGATAGGGTCCTCATACCAACCGCACCAGTACCTAATCCTTTTTCACCAAGAGCAATACCGCGAAAACCAACAACACCACCCCATCTAATTCCATGCCCAGTCATAACCTTATTCCACATACCAGGCGTCAGAGCGGTGGCATACATAGATGCTTTTTGTAATGTCCATTGGGCTTTAAGAGGAGAACCAAAGAGTTCTTGTGATATAGATGGCCGTTCCATTTCTGGAGATTGATAATAATTAGCCACGATGACGCCTCTTCGATAATGCTAAAGTTAACCCGTCAGTACCTAAATTATTCGGTGACATACCTTTATTAGCCATATTCATAGTTCGTTCATTCGATCTATTAATAATAGCTCTACCAGCTCCATATGCAACACCTGTACCTAAAGCTCCCAAAGTTAAAGCATGTGGAACTAGTCCAAATGTAGATACCTTCATTCCAGTTTTTATAACACCTATACTGGCTTTGCCAAGACTTCTTCCAAGTCTTCCGGCACCACTAAGAAATTTACCAGTGGGTGTCGCAAAAAAGACACCTTGAAATTTATTAGATTCAAAATTTAATTTACCAGATTGTACTTTTGTTTTGGTTATTTTTGAAAATGATTCAGTTGTTTTATTAGCCCAACTACGTATACTTGCAACCTTTGGGGTTATTTTTTTAACTCCAGATTTTAGTAAAGATGTAAAAAGATTCCCCATTACTCGTGCTCCTCATGCATCTCTTCAATTGGATCTTCATCTATAATTTCAGCTTTCTTAATAGCATTATAACGATCCTGTAACGCAGCTGCAAATTTAGATGGATCCATAGTCTTAGCTAAACCAAACTTAGCACGCATCTTTCGAGTGGCCATTAGATCTTCACGTATACGATCCTTCCTGGCTTTAAACTTAAGTTTAATACCGATGGCCACGGCCTCTTCTTTACGATAGATAGGTTTACCATCTTCCGTCATTCCTATCGCATTCCAATCAAAGAGTCCACCTCTAGCCAATTCATGTGATGCACGCCAGTCTATAAGATCTGATTCAACCATATCCCTTACTAGATCGATCTCAACTTTAGATTGTTTATCAACACCAAGATCATCAATATAATCATATTCCCATTGATCTATTAACATAAGTTCAATTGGACAACTATGACTCGTTGGAGCCACACCAGCCTTTTGAATGGGACATCGTTCAGCTGCATAACATTTCTGAGCAAGACATATAATAGGATTAGAGGTCTTTATAACATTTCTAACCATTGTTTTTAAAGCACCGGCCAAAGCTTCAACCTTTGCTGGTTCAATACTCATATGTTCAAGTGCTTCGGGGGGGTAATAATCTTTAAATAGATTCAGAACATTCTTCTGTCCAATTTGGGTTACAGGTAGAAGTTCATCTTGATTGATTAATTCCTTTTGAGTTTGAATTGCTTCAGTTTCTACTGTTTTTTCAAACTCAGCTTTCTCTCTTTTAACTTGATCGATAATACGTTGATCTTCAGCCATAAATTCTCCTAGATTTCATAATGTGGAAAATCCGGACGTAGTTCACCTTTAACATTTTTGAAAAAAGCACCGCAATTTAAACCAACTGATTTACCAATTTTAGCAGCTTCCAGATAGTCAGTCTCCTCGTTTAAATTTATATTTGCTTTTAAATCATATGTTATTTTCATATTTTTATCAAATAAAACTATATCAAAAGCCCTGGATAAATCATTATTAGATTCACTGTCATCTGTATTTATTATATGCTTAGAATTTAAGGTGTATGTAACTATAAATTTATTTTGTTCATTTGATATCTTTCCTAATAATGCTAATTTTCTATACTCATTGACGCGATTAAGTGTTTCTCGTCCTTGTGCATATAAAGCAATTTGTTCTTTATAAGTTCTGGCTACGTTCGTAACTTTAAAACGAATGCCAACAACACCCATTTTCTTTTCAAATTTAAGATATAATATTTTGAGTTGCGGATGCATCTCTATTAGTTGATATTTTTTGATCATTATTTTCCTTATTATATAACCAATGCGAGGGGTTTACATTTACATTGACAATATTTTGCAGATCTGCCACCATAAAATTCAGTATTACAAGTTAAACAAATACGTTTATGTTTTATTTTTGATGATAATCCAATTTTTCTCTTTGTTTCTTCAGAATGAAACTTTCCAAATAAAGGGTGATTCTCACCTTTAATAGAATTGGAAAGTTTTTGTCTTTGTTCTAAAGTCCATTTATGTCCTACACGAGATTTAGACATATTTAATCTGTGCTCTTCAGTAAATATACGACCTTTTAAAGCAATAGAACATTTCTTTCCTATCTTTTTATAGATTTCTTCCTTATTAGGATGATGACACATTGTATCTCCACCAGTTCCACCCTCTACCATATTATACCCAGAATTAATAGTATCAAATAACTTAATATATTTTATTTCTTTTTCATTTAATTCATCTGCGGTGAATGCCTGATCAAGGATATAATACTTAAAATTATCGATTCCATAAGATCTAATAGCATCATAAAATTTGGTTTTCACGCCATTTCTAATTTTAAAGAAATGAGATTTCATTCTTTCTTGTAAAGAATTTTTACTCTTTCCAATATACTTTTTACCTGATATTATATTTTCAACACAGTAGATAATCACTAATAATCCTTTAATTACCCCCCGAACTTTCCACTGCCGTAGTTGTAAGAACCACTTAAGACAACACTATTCCAAAGAGGTGCCACACCAGATAGAGCCGAATATTCTGAGACGGCCCTAGCATATAGATAAGCCTCTGGTTCACCAGCGTAGAGATAACTTACAATAAGATCTCCACTTGATGGTATTACTGTGACATTTTCAGCTTGGACGAATCTTAATTCAATGGGAATGTTAATAGATCCTGCTGAATAAAGTGTATTTATATATGAACTAGCACTACCTGATATAAAAATATTACCCGAAGTACTTAAAGTACTTAATTGTAAATTCTTAACTGTAATACTAAGACCGCTTGGTGGCACTAAAGTCCAACCACTCGCAGTTGCTATTAATGTTTGCATTTATTGCTCCTTATCTATTTCCTTTTGACGTATCATAGGAATTTGTAAAAGTAGTGTCCATATGTAATCTATTCGGGCTAAGTGTTGTTGAATAAGCGGACGATGACGATGTTATTGTATTAGTAGTAAATGTGTTATATATTCCAGATAGTTGATTGATACCAATTAAAATGCCAATGACAGCACCCACAACACCAAGCATATATTGCCACCACTCTCTTTTCTTACCTTTATAAGCCTCAACTCCATTTTCCACAACTTGTTTAGTTTTTAAAATATTTAAAACTTCGTAATCTCGTCCCAATTTCTCATTAATATCTTTAAACTCTTTACCACACATAGCAGTTTTATTTTCATATCCAGTTTGAATCACCTGGATACTCGTATTCAAAGTCTGTAAACACTTAGCGTGTTCATCTTGTTTACCTACTAGCGTCTTGATATCATCCCTAGATGCTTCCACGAGTCCAGAGAGTTTACCAAGTCCTTCTAGTATTCTGTCTTCTCTTTCGGGCATGTTAACCTCATTGTTGATAGTTTTTTAAAGATGTTTCCATAAGTTACATCTTCATTGTATTTTATCCTGAGCAGTTTCCATCCGTTTTGTTTAGCCAATCTATCCTTTAATCTGTCTCTAGTTTTTTGACTTTCAAATTCACTACGAGTTTTATGAAAGAAGTTTGAAAACTCAAAGTGCTGCAATCCGTCATACTCGACTAATAGATGTTTTGACATCACACAGACATCATACTCAAGAAGAACTCCCTTGTCGGAAAGGGCCCAAAGCGGGTGCACGCTCGAGATCACATTCTCTTGACCAAAAATCTCTTTTAAAATTTCGAGTAGTTTGGTCTCGGTTTTATGATATCTGCGAACTCCCCGCTTTAGACCTGATTTTTTCCTGACCCAACCATTCTCCACGTCCAAAACATATACTTTTTCATGTCTGGCACATAAAGAACGACCAGGGCAGGCACATATCAAACAACGATTATACGATAAAGCCAGATACTAATCCGTCGTTACCAATTCTAAGCTGATAAACTATTCCATTGGCCGATACCACACTAGCAAACCCGGATGTTAGCGGAGCGGATGCCGTGCCAATAGTAACTGTTCCAGATGGATCCAGTGTTATTCTTCCATACATCACACCCGAAGCTATTGTAGGTTGATTAAAATACTGACCACTAGCCACAATCGTACCAGATACATTGACTATGAGTCCAGATATATTAGTTACAATTGCACCTGATGCAGAAGCAAGATTTGCCCCAGACGCATCTAGGACCGCTCTTAATGCACCAGACACAGCCAGTAATTCGGCATCAGTAGCATACGCACCTGACGTTGATAAATTATTTAACACATCTGATAGTGTTAAAATATCTCCTTGTGCTCCACCTGAAGCAAAAGCCCAGCTCGCTCCCCAAATTTCATCTCCTCTTTGTGCTCTTATACCAGCACTGCCACCTTTTAAGGTTGCCTCTGTTAAAGCCATTGTCCCTGAAACCATTTGTCTCTCCTCGGTTTAAGTTAAAACCGCCGCAGGGATTATTCCCCTTGGCGAGGATTTTCTATTTTAAGTTCTTTCCATCTACTCTTCATATGTTCGTATCCGCCACCACGTCCATTATTACCTTCTCCAGATCCCAACTTGGATCCTTCAACTGGAATTACTTTGGCACCTGTTGGTAAAGTTACTTTCTGTGGAGTTGCTGTTATTATTGGTGCCTTACTCATATATCCTCTTATTTAAGTTAACTTGAGCTGGGTGTTTCGGTGCTATACCCATCTGGATGGTAATAGTATCCCTATCCATTTGAATGTCATCCAACGTTATATTTGTATCTAAAAACTGGTTTATATTATCATTAAGGTTTCGTCTGATTAATTCTATAGTTGTTTCATTATTAGGCATCCCCACGAAATCATCAAGTGACGATCTGATATTACCTTCGAACTCTTTCCTGATGTTCTCAAGTCTCTCTTCAACTTTGGCACGATCTCTACCCAAAGCAATAGATTGTCTTTTATATTCGCCGAAAATAGACTCTAAAATTAAATCAATATCCATTATTTTGGTTGACCCTCTTTTCCATTCCAGAAAGCAGGACCTCCAAAATGACTTACTACTTCATAGTATATTTCAGCCATCCTAAGTCTTCTACCTAATAGAAGTTTTTTAGCAAACCAATTAGTCGTTCTAGCATTTATTAATCTTATCATATTATTACGAAATATTCTATCAGCTCGATCCTTATCTTCTAATACTTTTCCGAAATGATACATCCAATCATGTATATTACAAGCATCAGTAATAGGACAACCCCAGATTGAATCGGGAACAAGATCAAACTTCCAACCACCGGGACCACAACCGTTTGTCTCTTTCTCTCGTAAGATCGATGCTGTTGTTTCATAGTTGTACTCGCAGTAGAGTTCAATTTTGTCTTTAGTTTTAAAGATACTCATATTACTCCCGTATTAGTTTAACGTTACCACCATGTATAGGGCATTCGGGGTCACAAAGATCAGCATCTTGAAGGTCTTCAAACTCAAGTTCAGGATTCTTCTCTAAACATGTACAATTTATAATTTTAGATATATCTTCCATAAAATCCTTCGTTCATCAAGTATTATACTCTTTTTAAGCATTAATCTCAAGCTCTAAGCGATTATGTCTATTATAGATCCTACAACCAAGTCTATAACTTGAACCTCATTATAATAACCTTCAGTTATACGTATCTTTATTAAGTGTAACTTGTTATCAATCATATTAGTATAACCAGTATTAGTAATTTTAGTTAGTTCTATGTTTGTCATATCCTATTTCCTTTTCGTATTTTTGTTTAAATCTTAATATATGACAGTTAGTACATAACATATCACACTTATCGACTTCTAACTTTAAAGACTTAAGACTTCTTCCGTCTTTAATTCCACGACCAATCTCAAATTTTTTCGTGGAGGTATCTCTATGATGCCAATGCATGAATATAATATCAGTTTCATTACAGTCTTTACACTTACTTCCAGAATATTTATAAAGTTCTAATTTCTTTTCTTCTCTAGTACTTCTTAATTCAGGATGTTGTTTAATGTGACACTTTTTACATAACACTGAACACTTCTTAATTTCATCTACAAGATCTTTAGGAAATTCTTTATTAGGTGAATAATTATATATTTTATCACTAATCTGAAATTCTTTCTCTTGTTCATGATGAAATTCAAGAAGATAGATATTATTTTCTCCACAAGAACAACTTAAATTACCATTAAGTTCTAACGCTTTTTGTTTTAATAATAATCGTCTTTTATATAGATGTAATTTTTTATTAGTAATTATTAGTTTAGATGGAATACATTTCTTTGAACAATATTTTCTTCCATAAGACGTTTCTCTTCCACATGTTATACAATATTTTTTTATAGTTGTTCTTCGTGGTATACAATCTAAACATATAAACGACTTATCTCCTTTACGATACTTATACTGAATAGATATTTTCTTCCCACACTTTTTACAGATATGAGTAACTTTTTCTCTTCCATACCTTACTCCAATAGGATGACATTTTAGACAATACTTTCTACAAGATAAGTCTTGTCTAACGCCATTGATAGTTATCTGCCACGGAAATTCTCTACCACATTCTACACATATTTTAGCCATTGTTCTACCCTCAACTGTATATTATAACTCATTCTATCTTAAAATTCCAATAGGTCTTAGAAATTCCAAAAAAATTCTATATTTTTTCTGAAAGTACAAAAATGATTGAGTACCTATTGTTTTCTATATCCTAGTTGTCGGGACGCTTCATGGTACCGTACGTCTCTCTAACTTTTAACAAAGGAGTTCGTTATGAAAGTCTACGCTTATTCACTTAAACAAAAGAAAGGAAAAGAAATGAACAAGACAACATTCAATATCATTATGCTTAGCACAATAGCATTGATGATAGAGATAGTAGTATTGTGCGTAACAATAGGCTATTAACAAAGGAGATTACATGTTATCAACACTCATGTTCTTAGGGCACTTGATTATACTACTCACATGCTATGTACTAGTATGTACCATAGTAGAGATAGTAGTATGGGGTAAGTCATATCTTACTACGCTACGTATCACTACTACTATGCTACCATGTGGGTATCGCACACAGATTATAGTAGATGTAGCTACTACTAGAATGAATATGGCATACATGGATAATATGTCATATAAGTTAACTAGTATGGGCATACATAGTACACGTAGTAGCGTATGGCACACTAGCACTGTTATCACTCATGATGATAACATGAAAGAAACAAGGCACATGGTAGTAACACACAAAGCACATGCATAACACATTGTATCTAGTAGTATAGTGCACATAATGTGTACTGTATGTACTAAGTACTTACTGTATCTAACAAGGAGTTTACTATGAACATGATTATCGCTTGCGTTAACTGTTACAAGCACCACACAGTTCACTACGGTCTTAATGAATGCCCTGAATGTGGAAAAGAACTCTTTCTTATAGACACAAGAGAAGATGATATTGAGAACATAGCATCAATGATGAATGATGCAAGAGACAATGACACTATTCGCAAGGAAGTTAATAACTTTAAACAGGAGTCTAACATGACAATTGAACAAGAAGTGGAGGAAGAGGCAAATCGTCTCTTTGATCTTAGACAAAGGAAAGATCATCCTGAAGCTGCTGGTTCCGACTATGTTTCATGTATGGAAGACGCTGAGTTGGAAATTGCTGATAAATATCTGGAAGCGAAAGCTGAAAAAGATGAAGAAGATTTCTGGGATTCGATCTAATCCAATCGTGATTAGTCCTCTTGCACGTTAACTAGAGAGGACATGTATCTAAACAATTAAGAAGGAGTTCACAATGACTATTTATCAAGTAATCTCATGTGCCAATATAATCCAATTACGCAAACTGGCATCCACAACAGATGGAATGCCTAATTGGGAAGTTATTACTGCGGATGAAGAAGAATACACTGCATTCAGAAGAAGTCACACACTCACGCTACTTTCTAAAATACCGTGGAATGATGAGTTTGAATCTGTTACTATGNTTTACGTTGAGTAAGTACATGAGTTAGCCNACTCATTGACAAAAGGGCATACTTTAAGTTCTTGAAAGGAACTTATTATGAACACCTCATGCACACAGAAAGAAATGGAATCAATGTCAAGTGGAAATTACTGGAAATACAGAGAATTAGAGGGAAAGGCATACATCAACAAGCTCAAGAACGAATCGGCAAGGAAGAGACTTCATGACTGTGCTCTTTGTAATCATGGTTGACATTGTTGTATGTGCACTAGTTATTGGGTACTAAACAATTAAAGTAAAGGAGTTACTATGTCTGTGAGCTACTTGCTCTTAGTAGTATCGTGTGTAGTAATACTATGCACAATACTAAACCTATTGTCACATGTGCCTTTATTTCAGGACAAGGATACACCACAACCTAACGCACCTAAGGTATACCCTACTATAGAAGAGTTAGATAGTATAGTGTATGTTAGGATGCAGCGTATGATCAAGTGGGTTAATCAACCTACATACTGTGCACATAGTACAGTGGATGAGATACTACAGACCATTCGTGAGGAAGGTCTATAACCATACTAGTGTGGTGCACATGGTGTGTACTGTATGTAGTAGGGTGTACTGTATATTAAAGGAGAATGTTATGAAAAAGTTCTGGGACAATGTTGCTAAGTTCTTCGGTATTGCTGACTTCGCTCAATTCTTACAGGATTGGCGTCGTAACGCATTCGAAGTTCTTACTGAAGGTAAGGATAAGAAAGTGCGTAGCTCATGGTTCTATCGCGGATGGTGGTTCACCCATAAATGGAAGAAAGATGAGAATGGGAAGTGGAATGAGTACTATATCAAGACAGAAGATAATCCTACTATCCCATGGGAGAAACACGTGAGTCCATGTATTGGGTGTGAATTCTATGTGGGTGCTAAGATGAAAGAGTGTCAGATAAACCAAGAAAAGAATCTGGAAAACATGTTGACACTCAAAGGTTGGTCAGAAGACGAACAGGATCGTATCGTTAGTGACTATCGTACGAATTGGACTCCTGGTACGTTCTGTCCATACTTAAAAGAAGAAGGTCAACAGGAACCTAAACAGAAACCGACTATCATCAGTGAGAAGGAATTCGATGACGATGTTGCAAAACAGTTGGCTTTCTTTGATTATGAAACCACTAAACCGATCATCGAGAAAATTGTTAATGCATTTGACAACAGAAAGGAGTTTGACACTGTCAGATTAGTGGACGCCATCGATAAGATCAAGGTCGATGATTTCAAACGGTATCTCATGGATACTAACAAGAAGATCTTATCAGGATACGATGGAAACTTACACATAGTTGAATGTAAGAGACCTGTTAAGGACAAAGACTGCTACGAGTCACTCTTACACATTCGTGATATCATTCGGTTATCTGAAAGAACTCTTCGTAATGCTGAGTTTGGTACAGTAACCGGATATATCAAGTATTTGGAAAAGATTGATTCACCTGATTTCATTCCTGATGGTCGTAATGATTATACTACCATCAAGGAATGGAGTTATGGTTCTGACAACGATGATGGTGTTGTTACTGAAGATCAGATATCAGACTTGATTGAACACTTCACCGGTGTTGGTGCTGAACGTTCTGCTAAACAACAAACTGAATAACTGTTCATGGTTGGTAGAATACCCTTAAACTACCATATTAGGTATACTAAAAAATCGCGATAGTAAAAACTCAACTACCTTACGGTGTATAGGTTAACCGTAGAAAGGTATTATTATGATGTACGATGAACTCGACATACAGGAAGAACACTCGAGATTGGCCCAATAATGGGCCAGAAACAAACTAATCACTCTGTCTGAGGGCAAGAAACCTGATCGTAGTGTGCCTATTGATGAGATCGATATTGGTCTCATTAAAAACATTAACTTTATTGAGGAGATCATATGATAGCGTTTCATTCACACACCGAGTTACGTAACTTTACTGGATCGGTTGAAGAGTACCAGAAACTTTATAATCAAAAGAGAAAGGAGTGGATTAATGAGAATAAGATTAGGGCTCTTCAACTACCTGCATGGGAACGTAAGAAGGTATTTGGAGATCTATTGAAGGAGTTAGATGTTCATGTCACTGAAAAGAGATATCTTTAATCCCTCCCTCCCCAATCCCTTAATGAACTAGAGGGTATTTTCTTAGTGTTTCTTTTACATTTAACCAAGGAGTTACCATGTTTAAGACAATAGTTGGCACTTACGAAGAGTGGGGCCAAGATGAGTATCGTTTCGTTTCACTTAGGGGTGTGCTCATCATTCCTAAGTCCCATCTCAGGGAAGAGTTGGATAATTTAAAATCCTCCCTACGGCAAAATTCGTAATAGAGGGGATTAGTTATTGTGTTTCTTAAATTTAACTTAACTAGGAGGTCTGATGGATTTCAACCGGCCGTTCTTCAAAGCCAATCCAGCAATCGTGGCTACATGCAAAGCCAACTTGTGCCCAACATGCGATGAACCTGTCGGATTGTTCAGAGATNAACTCTCCAAGCGTGAGTACAACATATCTGGTATGTGCCAGAAGTGCCAAGATTCAGTTTCGGCGGATAACATTTATANTCTCCTCTAGCCTAAAAAACTAGAGGGGATTTTCGTTTTTGATATTAATGAGTTGACACACTCATAGACAAAAGTGTCAGGAAAGAATTAATACAAGGAGTATCTGCTCATGAAAAATCTCATCAACATCGCAGCCGACATCAAAGCCAAGATTTCGGACTATAAGTTCGATCTTTGCCACATGACAATCGGCGAACTCAAAGCACGTTTCAATGGCAAGAACATCCACCAGCGTAGCAACGAAGGCCCTGCCACACATGAGGCACAGGAAGACATTGAGAACGGATCCAAGGCTGTGCGTATCATATTCGCTGGCGAAGTCAAGGGTGGTGACGATGTCATCATAGATGGCAATCACTTCAAGGACAACCTCGCAGATGATGAACTCTTCCTGGTATGCATATATTACATCAACACAAAGGAAGTCAGGGAACTGATGGGTATTCATAACAACTTCGTGAATCCCACTCCATCCTGGAAGCTGTATACCAATTCACGCTTCAGTGAAGCGTTGGATACTCTCAAGGAAACTCTCAAGTTCAAACTCGCGGAGAAATCCAACAAACACGGATGCGTAATTGACTACCGTGACGCTGTACGTATCATGGTCAACGCTCAGACCAATGAAGACGGCGGGAAGAAAGAATTCCTGGCTGACAAACCCTCGTCAACAAAGATCAAAGCAACCGCAGCCTTCGTGAACAAACTGCACACCATACTACAGAAGGGTATTGCTCCTGATCTGCATCGCTTGTTTGCCCGTGGTTCATGTCTCGCAGCATGGGCTTCTTACTTCAACTACAGCAACTACAGGATTGCATTACCTTTCCTGTCACGCAACCAGTTGGTAATCAAGAGCTATCTGAAGGGCAAACGCCTCCCTGGCTCTCTGAACTATTCCTTCTGGAAGTTCATCTTCGCGAATTGCTTCGACAATACCAAGGACATTGGTGAATTCGGGAAAGTCCTCACCAAAAAGGGTATCTTCGTCGCTGATGAGGTGAAATAATGAAAGTAATATTCTCCCACTACATCACCAGAATGCGTAGAAAGGCTGGTGAATTCCTTGGTAAAGTATGTGTGATCTGTGGCAAACCAGAAAGGATGGAACACCATCCCGACTATGACAGACCACACTATACAATCCCTGTGTGCTGTGACAAACATCACAAACGTGCACAGATCAGATTCGAGTAAGTCTCCTATATTAATAGCCTCTCTAGGACTAAACTAGAGGGGCCTTTCCTATTTGTCATCTACGCAAAATTTAAAATGAAAGGAATACAAATGAAGAAGGATCAACTGCCTGGAGACATCCAGAAGCTCATGAACAAAGTCCAAAAACAGACAATCACTGTGCGTCTTGGTAATTACGATGTGCAGATGACTCGTGAGAAGTTCACAAACCTGTGCAAGTGCGAAGTCTTCAACATGGACAACAGGAATCAAGCTGAAGGTGATGAAGTTCCTTCCGGCTTTTACTTAATGGATCACAAAGCCAAGACAGGCAAACTGATCCTGGAAGTACCATTCGAGAAGTCAGATGTGGGCATATCAGTACAGGGCAGGACATTCAAAGTGGAACGGCCTTTGAAAGGTTACACTTATGCCTAAATTCAAGAACTTCAAGCGTGTAGCCGCGTACTTCCTACGCAAAGAGAAGATGTGCCCCATATGCAGCAAAGAAAAGGCAGTTGGGGAAGTTATATGCAACAATTGTAAAACAAAGGAGGAGACAACACATGCAGGCTATTAAAACCCGTACATATCTGTGTCAGATTTGCGATGAACCCTACGGTGATTGCTGTCACACAGATAAATACCAAACGTTACCCAAAGACGAAAGGGGGATTGTTATAAGCAATATGCAGTTGCTCGTGCTCGTAGATGTGGGAGATATTTAAGAACAGATACCCTCTATAGTTCAAGTCAAGAAGATCTCTAGAGGGATTTCTTCTAGTGTTTCTTGTGTCTAAACCGGCTATATATATCATAATCGATATTGATGCCACAATGAAAGGATTCTGTTATGGAACTCGACGTCCAGGATTGGAAATTCGCCAACCGTCATTCGTTGGCTCTCATCAACACCTGCAAGTTCTGCCTGCACTGTGCCAAAACCAGTGTCTTGTTTGATCTCGTTACAATACGGGATAAGAAACGTGACATTGCTGACACTGCTGAACTTGTAGTTCACGCACGTAATCTCTGCCCCAACTTCGAAGATCACACCCCTGTTGAGCGTGACACCACTTATCCAGGTGCCACTTTTGCTCCTCACGATAAACATGATAACCTGTTGGATGATTCAACAGATCTCTATCATAATCCTCACGAAGCTAAACGCTGCATTAACCAGATGCAGGAAGACAAGACAACGATCAAACATAATAATTGGGACAAATGCCTCTCCCAACTATTTGACAGAAAGCGTACTGTCGTATTCCCTGACAATACTAAGATTATGGAACTGCTTAATACCAGCTTCATACCTCAGTATACATTCAGACTTGGCCTCCCTCCACAAAAGGGAATGGGATTCTCCCGTGGTCTCTGGTTCTATCGCTCAGAGAAATTCAACTCTGATCTTGATAAGAACGCAGGTATCAAGGATGAGATGAAGAAACTCATCATGGTGTATCTGTACCATGAGTGGTTCTCACGCCTAGATGTACCAGCTATACCAAAGGAATCCAAGGAGGTACACGCAATACGTGTGGAACACCTCAAACTTGGTATCTTCATGGCTCTAGACTCAAGTGATCCCTATTCACTTAGTAAAGATCTAGCGTGGTGGTTGACCAAAGTCTTCAAGGATAAGATTGCTCTTGAAGTATATCCAATTGAAGATGAGATCCAGATCGAGTTCGTGCCCATGACACTCCTGCAAAAGGCTGAAGAAGCAGCTATGATTGCAGATGCCGAGTGTGAAGACATGGAAGAGCTTGACATTCACGTTCAGGAGTACGAGCACTTGATAGCCAAGTATGGCTATGGCTCAACGTGGGATGGCAACGTTATTGACCGTGTTACCAAAGAAGAAATTTACTAGCGTTCCTTTCCGCTAGTCTGGGGATATGCCAAACCATCGTGCCTCTGTCCCCAGTACCATTACCTTAAACAATGAGGATCCAATGGATATCATAAAAGAAGCTGTGTATCCTGAAGTTGTTAAGTTCGCGGGAAAGTATCAACAACAGTTCCTGATTAATTCACCATACTGTGCACACAGGCAGACTATGAACAAAGAAACATGTTGCAATACATGTGAATCAAGTATGATGTGCACAATCTTTCACTACATGGTAAAACAAGCAACCATTATAGAGGATCTTTTTGTATCGTTGAAAGAGGCGAATGCCATCATGAAAACACAGGATAATTTGAATCAGGTGTTGATTGATACACTCAAATCAAAACAAGAAGTGCAGAAGTAAAAGTTCATTTTCGGGGTAGTTGGAAATACTAACTACTCAATACATTAAAACAAGGAGTATCAGATGGACCTCAAGAACACGCTCAACTCAGTGAAAGAAAACTCAACGTTCAACCTGTGCAAGAACTTCGCCAAAGTCCTGGTGTTGGATGGCCGTGCCAAAGCAGCTGAAGGTCTCGAAACGTTGGCTGAGAAGATCGACACGACCGAAGAGCAGAAACGCTACAGCTACAACTTCCACAAGGAGATGGAGTTACGGCGTGCAGAGAAAGAACTCGCGGCAGTAAAGACTTAATACATCGTAGCGTATCAAAGGCAAGTGTTGGTAGAAGTCCAACCTTTGGCGGTAATCCGCAATGAAAGCAGGCGAAAAGGAACTTCTTGTCTCCGCTACCTTTTAACCAGGAGGACAGTATGTTTGCAACAGTAATCCTCTTTGCTATTACAGCAATACTTACTGGTGTATTCATGATACTTGAACTCAATTGGAGTATCCATAATCTGATGCGTACTTGGAGTCAGCTATGGGGTCCATTGAAAATCATGATAATCCCCATGATTCCAGTATGTTTCTTGCCAATAATACTGGATGTTGCAATAACTTTGGGCATAGTAACCTTTCTAGGTGCAGAAGGAATGATGGGGTTACTAACTTCAAGTATCATGTGTTCGGCAATAGCGGGTTATCTCTTCTATATGCGTAGGAAACATCAGTGGAGATACATCTAGTCTCGAAAGTTAGTTTCAGTCTCTATTGGTTCTGTGTCAGCCATAAAACACTGAGTGTCCATAACTATCAACAAAAGGAAGTACCAATGAGTACTCAGATCAAAGAGCCCATCGAAGTGAAGAACGTCGTTCTCATGAAGAACAAAACGCAGAAGGCAGACTCCAACCTGCTCGCACTGTGCAGCGTCAACCTGTTGGATGGTGCATTTCGCGTCAATGGCATTCGCGTAATCCAAGGCGAAAAGGGAACATTCGTCTCCATGCCCGGACGCAAGAAATTCAAGGCAGGTGCCGAAGTCATCTCGGAAAAGACCGGAAAGCCGGAATACGATGACATCTTCCACGCTTTGACGGCAGATGCACGCAACGTACTGAATGCTGCAGTCATGAATGCGTACAACGCAGTTCAGGCAACAGCAAATGCAACGGCAACTGCTGCTGAAGCTGCACACAAAGCCTAAACGCTTAGGAAGTCGATAAATAAGGGGATAGAGACTGAAAACAGCATCTCACAGTAGCAACTGCTGAATAGGACTCGATTCCCCTATATTTATGCCTATAAGTACCTATCAACGCTGTATCTACAACGTTTTCGCGGGTAATAATGACTTAAAAACAGGAACAACACAATGTCAGTATTCAAAGACGAGCTAAATAAGAGACTAAACAGAGTCATCCCCGGAGGGGTGGGGCCCTTTAGGGAGGGGACAGCAACTATATAGTTGCGATATAGCCCCTTGAGGGGCATATGGGGTGAAAATATACATACATAGTTGAGAACTAAGTATGTATATTTTGCAGCGTAGCTGCGAGATGTACTCATATCATATTTTACGTATTTAACAATATATACTATCAATATATATTAATATACATATATTTGCTGGTGATAGATTGGCGAATGAGGGAAAATGAGAGATTGGTGTAAACTATATATAATATTACGTAATATTCATACTTATTACTTCAACTAATGAATAACTTATGTTTGACATCTATTCTAGTAAAACTTGGCTTCATTATAATAAAGAAGTCATTCCATCTAAAAGCTACACCTTCCTATTACAGAAGGTAATACGACGATTTAGAGAACACAGTTCTTCAGACGTTATATTATTAGAAAACGAACTCAAAAGAGTCATTAACTATAAGGAATAACATATGGAACCAGTATATCTAGGTGACGGTCTTTATGCTGTCTACGATGGCTTCCAGTTCGAGTTAAGAGCTAATGACGCTCACAATCCCACTGATACTGTTTACCTTGATCCTAAGGTCTTACAAGCGTTTATAGCCTTTACTAAAAACATAATATCTTGTACTGAACATGGTTCTATTGTTGTTTGTAAGTTAGATTTAGTTACTAAACCTGAATCTCCAGACATTAACATCTTAAACTTATGATAAGGTTACACCTACCGCGACTTCATAAAGTAATTGGGGTAGTAACATAACATAAGTTAGTTCATTTCAATGAGTATATTATAATATTAACCTTTTAAATCTAATTTAACGAACCATGTCGTGTCAGTTCTATAGAGTCTTTAACTAAACCAACAGACTTAAACTTATTGGAGTACTTATGAAATTCACGTCTCTAATCCTGCTTGTAATGGTCTATAATGTATTTTCAATTCACGACACACTAACATTTCAGCATTTTATACAAATGACTGGCAGATGTAACAATGATGGTGTATCTTTAGATAGTAATCAGGGAAGTGTTGGTATCGCCGATAGTAATGTATTAGACATTACTATAAAAACTTATATTTACTACAACACTCTCAATACCACAATAGTCGAAAGAAATTCTACCTTATTCGTTAAAGATTCTATAAACGATTCCATATTACAACATAATATTATGCTTATACGTAAAGGATTTACCCGTTATATAAAAAACCAGAATAACGTAGTTGGTAAATTATTTGTTCTTGAAACAATAAATTCTGATACATCGGGAATAGATTTTATACGCACCACAATAATCGAAAGATGGACAAATATTGACGATACATTAAATACTACAAAAGAACATAGTATTCCAGCACGTCATTATAACACTAAAACTTATAGTATGTTATATTATTATGACATACTTGGACGAAAATCTACTATTAAACCAAATGGTTTATATTTCACTAAGAATAAACGTGTAGTAATTAAAACCAAATAAAGGATTATATGATTCAACTAATATGGGAAGACGGATCAGTTGATACTATCAACGATGAAGATCTAAACGTTGATATGTTAGTCGCAGATGAACGTCTATTGATGGAAATTAAACATGTTGACGATATATAAAAATAAATATGGCATACCATGTTCACATGGTATTATAAATGACGGGACTATAGTTATCATTGGTTCCTGGGTTTGTGGAGATTGCAGACACTGTTTATCATGTTCACCTGATGGCAACAGTGTTAACTATAACTATCCCGATATCCTTTATCAAGATTTTACATTGGATATATCACAATGCCTATGACATGTCAATTTAAGACAGACAATAATAACTATACATGTATAATTGAATGATTTTTAATCAAATTATTGTCTGTACCTAAACAAGGAATTACAATGCGTAATATAATTATATTTATTGGTGGTATTATCTGCATTTTTGCAGGTCATCCTATAATTGGCGTTGTCTTAATTATCTTTGCGTTTTGCTAGCCTTAAAAGTGAGGTATCTTATGAACGATCCATTTACAATCATTCAGATCCTTCTGATCTGTACACCAATTAATGCTGTCTGTGCTGCATTCCATTGGTTCTGTGGAAACAAAGGTTTGACTTGGGTTGGCTTAGCTATGACTGGTCTTTGTGTTGGTCTTACGATCGCCATTAAACACTACATGTAGGAACAAACCATGTCATCAAAATACAAAACACAAATCAGACATGCAAAGCAGCGGGCACTTGAACGTTTTGATTTGCAGTTAAACAACGATGATTATCAAAAGATCTGTAAGATAATCCAAACAGGCAAATCAAAAATCATTGATAAACAAAGCAATCGCGTGTCTATTCACGAAGTTACTTGGGCTAGTAAGACTATGACAGTAGTCTATGACAAGTCAAGAAATACGATTGTCTCATTCCTACCAGAAGTATTATGAATAAACATTCCATTGTTGACTCGCAGTGCAGGTTATTCAATAACCTACCTATTGAAGAACAATATAAGATCGCAGAAGAATACTTTAAAAAACGAGATTCAAATGTGGAAACGAACCAAGATTATCTTCAACGCAATCAAGGATTTTGTTCTCGGAATACTCAGTCACAT